GGTAAAGAAATGACAGCTATTATTGCAGGCTCGTGTTACGAGCACAATGAGGACTATCTTGGTCCACAAGGCAATGAACATTGGCGTGGCTTTTACATGCTTCATGAAGTTAATGATGGGGCGTTTGACGAAATGGCAGTATCAATTAATTATTTAAAGGCGACGTATGGGGCATAATGAGGAACTACTATCATCACTTACAACACAGGTTGGGGGATCTCATTACAAAGAGTTCGCAATCCAACCAGTCGAGTTCTGTTATGTAAATAACATTCCTTATTTAGAAGCTACAGCAATTAAATATTTATGTAGATGGAAGCTTAAGGGTGGTGTTCAAGATCTAGAAAAGGCTAAACACTTTATAGATTTATTAATAGACCTTGAAGATAAATACAAGGATTCGTTTGACAACGAAGATTATGTATAGTATAATATTAAGTAACAACTTTAAAAAGAAAGCAAAATGACATTAACTCTGTTGGAAATTACCAAACGTCTTGCCGCACAGTATGATGAAATTACTCTACTAGAGATCCTGAATATCAGCTCAGAGGATTTAGTAGAGGCTTTCCTTGACCGTATTGAAGACAAGTACGAATACTTTAACAATGAATTATCTGACTATGAGGAAACATATTAATGGCATTAACTGACTACCAAAAGTTTATCCATGCAAGTCGATATGCTCGATGGGTACCAAGTGAAAACCGTCGAGAGACTTGGGAAGAAACAGTAAATAGATACACGGGATTCTTTAAAAATCGTTTTGATGTATTCCCTGAAGAGAAAGTAAATAAAGCTATACGAGAATTAAAAGTAATGCCTAGTATGCGTTGTCTTATGACAGCAGGTCCTGCTTTAGACCGTGATGAGATTGCTGGCTATAACTGTAGCTTTGTAGCAATTGACAGTCCTAAAGCTTTTGATGAAGTGATGTATATATTAATGTGTGGTACTGGTGTTGGTTTCTCTGTAGAACGACAGTTTACTAACAACCTACCAGTTGTAGCTGAGGAGTTCCATGAAACGGACACATCCATTAGAGTTAAAGATTCACGAATTGGTTGGGCATCTGCTTATAGGGAACTCATTAGCTTGCTATATTCTGGAAGATTGCCAAAATGGGATACCTCAGGAATTAGACCTGCAGGAGCTCGACTCAGGACTTTTGGTGGTAGAGCAAGCGGCCCAAAACCTCTTGAAGACTTATTCGCATTTACGGTTCATACTTTTAAACGAGCCGCAGGACGAAAACTAAACTCATTGGAATGCCATGACTTGGTATGTAAGGTTGCTGATATTGTTATTGTTGGTGGTGTTCGTCGTAGTGCGCTCATCAGTCTATCTAATCTAACAGATGATCGTATGCGTAATGCTAAGAACGGTGCTTGGTGGGAAGACAATGTACAACGTGCTCTTGCCAATAACTCAGTAGCATATACGGAGAAACCTGATGTAGGTATCTTCTTAAAAGAGTGGGGTACTTTGTATGAGTCGAAGAGCGGTGAACGAGGACTATTCAATCGAGTGGCAGCTACAAAGAAAGCAGCCTCTAACGGACGACGAGATGTTGATGGTCATGACTACGGTACAAACCCTTGCGGAGAAATTATCCTCCGATCTAAAGGAGTTTGTAATCTCAGTGAAGTTGTCATCCGAGAGAACGATACCCTTGCTGACCTTAAAGAAAAGATCGAAGTCGCAACAATTGTCGGGACATTTCAATCCACGCTTACAAACTTTAGATACTTAAGGTCTGAGTGGAAGAAGAACCAAGAAGAGGAACGACTACTAGGTGTAAGTATGACAGGTATTATGGATCATCCTGTACTAAGTAAACCTAGTCAAGAATGTATTGAATGGTTAAAGGAGTTACGTGAACATGCAATTGCAGTCAATAAAGAATGGGCTTCCAAACTTGGTATTCCTGAGTCTGTTGCTATCACTACTGTTAAGCCTTCAGGCACTGTCTCCCAGTTGGTGGGCTGCTCTAGTGGGATTCATCCTGCATACAGTAAGCATTACATTAGAACTGTACGAATGGATAACAAGGATCCGCTTACAGCGTTCTTTAAAGAAGCAGGCATACCAAACGAGCCAGACGTCACAAAACCGAGTGATATCACGATCTTCAGTTTCCCGCAGCAGGGTAGCAAATCAGGTATCACTAGAAATGAAACAAACGCCTTAGAGCAGTTAGAACTTTATAGTGTATATCAGAAGCATTGGACAGAACATAATCCGTCAATCACTGTGTACTATAAAGATAACGAGTTCTTAGACGTAGGTGCTTGGATCTATAATAACTTCAGTGATGTTTCAGGTGTGTCTCTCTTACCACACTCAGATCACATATATAAGCAAGCCCCCTATTCTGAAATAGACGAAGAGACATATAATAGATTAGTAGCAGAGTTTCCTTATGTAGACTGGTCTTTATTTAGTGAATCCGAGGATACAACAACGGGCACACAAGAACTTGCTTGTAGTTCAGGATCTTGTGAAATAGTAGGTAGTGCTGCATAAACTACTTGACAATCCTCCTATATTGTGATATAATATTTATATTATCATCGTATAGGAGGCTTTATGAGAAAGCCTATTTGGAACAAAATAGATTATACTAATAAGAAAATTGGAGACTGGACAATACTGTCTTATGGGTCTTGTACAAAAAAACTTAAAAGTAGAAACTATAATGTAACTTGGCTATGTCAGTGCTCTTGTGGATTTATTACAGAAGTAAATAAATATAATATAGTATCAAAAAAATCTACAGGCTGTAGTAATTGTGCAGGAAAAAGACATAGTAAAGAAAATAATCCTAATTGGAAAGGTTATAATAATATCTCAGGAGAAGTCTTTAGAAGGATACTTAATGGAGCTTTAGTCAGAGATATTGAGTTAAATATAACAATTGAAGATTTAGATTATTTATGGAGTAAAAGTAAATCTAGGTGTGCTTTATCTAATCTACCTATTACACTTCAAAGTACAGCATCTTTAGATCGTATAGACTCTTCTTTAGGTTATACTAAAGATAATATACAATGGGTTCATAAAGATGTTAATCTAATGAAAAATAAGTTTAATGAAATTGATTTTATAGAACTTTGTATTTTAATAGCAGATAATAATAGAAAGGATATCTAATGCACTTTACTCTTAGCTTTATTTCAGGTATGATGTTAGGAATAGAATTTGTTTCTGGGAAGGATTTAGAAATGGATGAAGAGTTTTCCTACGTCGTACTAGATTTACTAATAGTTAGAATTTTAATTACAACGAATTGGAGTTAGTATGGATTACAATCAAGTACAAATTAATAAAGCAGAGAATGGTTTTATTGTAGCATCTACAAAATATATCTTTGGTCAACAGCAACCTGAACAAGAAGTTAATGTATTTCTTAAGTGGGAAGAGGTAGAATTGCATCTTAACCCTAAGAAAGCAAAATTAGCTGTAGCTAGTTAGAAAAGAACTTCAGCAATGAAGCTATAACGCAATAAAAAAGGGCACTTAATATAGTGCCCTTTCTTTTACCCTAAAACCAGCCACAGGCCCTGCAAATAGCCTTGCTGAGGATTTGAGTGTTATTTGTTCATTACGTACATAGTTACTTCGAAACCAAAACGCATTTCTGTAGCTGCTGGTGATGTCCACATGATAAATCTCCTAAATGTCTAGTACGAATTTGTACTGTACATATATTATACCATAACATTACATTTCTGTAATCAGTATAATCATTAATCTACTTTGTTCTTCCATAGTTTCTTAAATGAATTAACATATCTTTCATAGAGACATCATCAGACACAGGCATTTTCATGAGTCGTTCAAGCTCAGATAGGTGCTGTCTTTTCTCAGTCATCCTAGCTTCCACTTCTCCAGGAAGAAGTTGATACTGTTCAAATTTATTATAAGTTTTAAGTTTTTTTGTTTGTGGATTCCAATGAGGAATTAAAGTATCAGCAACACTAAACTGCTCAGGACTTCCACCTGATTGCCAATTTTCTATCTTCTGAACATTATGTTGTATTTCATGTAACAAAGGAGCCAAATCTTGATGATAAAAATCTTCATCAGATATATTTATTATATTTGAGTCTGGATTAAACTGAGCCTCACCACGTTTAAAATTAGAATTTATAGTAACCTTTGTTTTTTCTAATTGTGGATAGTTTTTAAATAATTCTGGATGATCTATTAATTTATTTAATGAAGCTACAGAAGTTACCTGAGTACCATAACCTTGTTTAAACATTTCTACAGCTTTATCATAAGGAACAGATTCTGCGCCAGCAGTACTCATTCTATAATGAGATAAGTTTGGATCATTAAATCGACTAATTTTAAACTTAGCAGTATTATCAGGTATCTCTTGACGAGCCCCGCTATGCCAACGACGAACGCCAGTAGCTTTCCAAATCTCTTCAGGACTAGAGCCCTTATCATGCATCTCAGAAGCTAGTCTTTCTAAAGACTGATCAAAGTACTTAGCACCCTTACCTATAAAAGTACCTGCTAATCCACCAACACCACTTAGACCATGTCCCCCAAGAGCTTCTTCTTGAATACCTTCTCGAGTACCAAGTTTATCTAAATAAGTATTAGCATTATTTTTAACATAGTTACCAAAAGATTTAAGACTATCAGCATTAAAAGTATCAGAAAAAGTAGGAACTCTAGTCATAGAGCCTGATGTTTGCTGAGGTTCTGAAGTATAAGCTTGAGGAGCAGGAGTACCTAATCCAAAGTTACGAGCTAAGTCAGACAACTGAGAAAAGTCCATAATTATGCCACTTGAGTTATAGTTATAACAGAGCTAGGAATACTTGGATGAGCATAAGGAGTAGTCTGTGCTGGGTAAGCTTCTATATAGATACCGTTACTAGCACCAGTTTCAATTCCATCACAAGCTATAACAAGTTCTAGGTATTGACCAGCAGTTACATCAACATAAAAGTTAACAGCAGCAATTACGTAACCATCACTAGTACCATGCTTCTTACCCACATCAAACTTACTAGCTGTACCAGCAATATCAGTACCATTCTTACTCTTT